CCAAAGGGATTTGGAACTGCTGAATCATCTGAGCCACCGCTTGGGACTTCTGTTGCGGTGTGCCTGTTCTCAGCAATGCCGCCGTCTGTAGCAATGGTGCAATTGCCTGCGCTGGCGTGGTGTTCTCATTACGCAGAATCCACTCATAGGGCGCAAACTGTTCGGTAATGGCGCGAGCCTCAGCATCCCTTTGTTTGTATGTGCTAATGCCCTTTTCGTAATCGGCATCTCGCTGTGCAAAGGCTTGCTGTAGTTCGGCTGGCGCTTTTTCCCAATGTTCTTTCAGCTCAAGGCGCAGGCTTTTGGGCATCTCAGCTCTAGGCTTTTCTGCCATCTGAGGCGCTTGAGTCTCTGCGGTTGGGAACTTAGGTGCAAACTTACCGCCCTCTCGGGGCTGGCTTGCGGCGTGTTTGCCACGGTTTGTCGATGTCTTGGTTAACGCCTCGCGGATCGTATCGGCTCGGCTTTGCGGCTCTGCTGGCGCTGATTGAGGCGCTTCTACCGCTGGGGTTTCGGGTGCTGGTGTTTCTACTGTGTCGGGTGCGACAACTTCGTTTTCCATCACTTCATCCTTTTCATTTGTTCCAAAGTCATTTTGATCATCTCCTTGCGCTCGGGCATGGGACGGTTGTGTAGGCGGTTAGCCATCTCTACGTTGAGGTTAGACATCTTAACAGGAGCTATCGGTGCGCCTGGTCGATCAAACTCTTGCACCATTTGCACTTGACCACGCAATCGGTCTCGGTGCGCCTCTTTCTTTTTGTTCCATTCGGCTTGAGCATATTTAACGTCAGAGTGCCCCATCTCGATTGAATCGGTGCGCTTGAGGTGGTCACGCCATTGCTTGCGACCCTCAATCATCACGCCGTCAGGTGACATAAATGGTGCAATATCACCCATAACCGTTGTGTATTCAGCAGAGTGACCCGCTGTTTTTTCGTATGGCTCGCTGCCATCTGATGGGAAAACCCAAGTTCTTCTCACATTAGCTCCAAGATCATTGCTACATCTTCTTCATCACGTTTTAGCTTAACACGAACTTCTAGGTCTTTGACCCTTTGCATTAACAAATCATAATCAATTTGTTTTCTGACCGCAACCTCTATTGTTTGTTGTGGTGCAGAGGTAATCTCTTCCCTTACTTCGGGCGGCAAACCAAACAGCGCCTCTTGTAGTTTTAGCTTACGTTGCGCCTCTAGCTTTCGGTCTTTAGCCCATTGCTCATCGCGCTTTTTTTCGTCAAAGCCAAAGTGACCGCCAAGCAATATTTCAGCAGGAGGTGGTGGTGGAGCGGCATCGCCAATTGTGCTAAATGGTAGCTGTGCAAAGGCTGATATGCCAAACATTACTCACCCCACTTGGCGGCTAATCCATCGGCATAGGTTTTATTGACAATGTCTGTACCGCCTGACGGTGCTGTGGATATTGTGCCAGTAGTTGCGGCTACATTGACAAACGTGCCGTTTTTAGGGGTAACGCCACCAATGACCAAGTTATCCAATGTGCCTGCATTTGTTGGCGCTATCTCAACCGAACCTGTACCTGTGGGCTTCATGTGGACATGACCTGTACCTGTTGGGCTAATGTCTACTTGAGCGTTTGCGCCATTTATGTTGGTTGAGACGCTTAATGTTAGGTTATCACCACCGCCACCGCCCATGCTCAATTGGGTTGTGCCTGCCGAGTTTTTAAGGGATAAACCTGCCGAATTGGTTGCTTGGACTGTAGGCGATGTGACCTTGGTAAACGTGACATCTGTGCCGCTTGTAACCGCCACGCTTGCTGGTAAGGTGACAAATACGTCTTTTGTGCCAGCCGCAAGATCCAGTTTTGAGCCTGTGGATGAAGAAATTACGGTTGTTCTAGCCAGCGTACCGCTAGAGTAAGTCCCAATCCCGACCTCCCATTGAGCGCCGCCTGAGATTGTGTAATAGGTCGTGTTACCGTTACCAATCGCCGTAAATGACTGAAACCCCTCAACCGAGCCATTTAGCGTGATCGTCCCTGTACCTGTTGAGGTGGTGGTTTGTCTAACCCGATCAGCTAAGACAAGGCTCATGCTGTCTCCACGCCTATTACTAAGCCATCAGCACCCCTGATAACTTTCTTGGGTGCGTTAAGCCTTTGCATGGCAGCGCCAATGTTTTGCATAGACTCACCATGTAGGTTTGCCATGTTGTCGTGCAAGGCGGTTATTTTGTCCATTGCCTGAACAATTGTGCCGCCCAGCTCGTTGGTTATTTGTGCAGCCGCTGCTTCAACAACTGGTAAATCGACACCAGGGTTGCTACCAATCCTTGCCACCATGATCTTAGTCGCTGCGTCAAGTTCTGCTTTCCATCGCTCATATTCTTCCTTTCCAGCCATTTCTCGGGCTTTAATTTGGAGTTCATTGTTTTGCTTAGCGGCTTCAAAGTCCGCTTTCATTTGCGCCAATTGCATATCTGCTTGCGCTTTTGCCTGTTGCATCTGCATATCAAGTTGTGCCTGTGCTTGCGCCAATTGTGCGTCTGCTTGCATCTTCATTTGTTCAGACTGCGCTTGTGCTTGCATTCGCATCTGTTCGGCTTGCTGTTCGGCTTGCATTTGTAGCATCTCGGGCGGTGGGCCTGCTGGTTGTTGTTTAGCTTGATCCGCTTTGTCTTGCAGGGCTTTCATTGCCCTTTCAACCGCGCTCTCTAACCCGCGACCAGCTCTGAATCGGCGCACCAAGAATAACAACATCTCAGAGGCCATAGGCAAGGTCTCGGGCGCTTGGCTAATCATAGGAATCGCCTCACGCAAGAATAAGCCAATAGCTTGGATTGCCTCTTGTGCGCCTTGCTTTTCAGCCTGCTCGTCAATCTGCGCCAAGCTGTCAGCCTCTACCGCAATATGGAAGTCACGAATGGTGCTGTCTGACAACATCTGCAACGCCGCTTGCAATTTTTGCGGGTCTTGACCATCGGGCGTGTTCATCACACCTGACATCTGAACAATCAGCTCGGGCGGGTAAAACTTACAGATAACTTGCGCTTTGAGCTTAAAGATGTCGGTGGCAAACTTAGCCACATCACCCTGAGAACTCTTTAACCGCAAGCTGCCAAAGTTAGCCTTAAGCTGTTGAGCACCAAGGGTTTCTTGGGCTTTAGACGATCCACGTAGGATGTCCGATATGCCCATAATTTCATAGATGCTCTGCTTAACTTGCTCTCTTGCGGCATACAACTCTCGCAAGGTCACAATGATCTGCGAGGTGTCCATCATGTCGATAGCGCCTTTTAAGCCGCCCTTTTCCGACATTGCCGCCCAACCAGTTACAGGGAACAACTTGTTGTCCACGCCCTCGCTAAACATCCGCGCCAGCTCTTTAAACTCAGCATTAAACACACCTACCGCTTTACAAGCCTTAGTCAGCAGGTAGATACGTTGGGTTAAGTTATCTAGCTCTTGCGCTTGATCCTCGTACTCGCAGTAATCGGGTACAGGGATCATCGTGCCTGTGGTGGTGGTTGCCATCAACGGCTTGGGGCATGGGAAGAACTCATCAAGCTCTAGCGGGTCATCCCTTTCATCTAGCGCCTGTGGATAACCTTTGGCAATCCAGCAAACCTTACCTGTGCGCTTGTTCCAAATCTCATAGACCATCGCCTTTTTGTCGTAAGTCATCTTGGCGGTTAATGGATTCTTGCCATCCATGTCGGTGTTTTGGCTAGTTAGGCTGACGTTCTTGAATACGTCACCAAAGCGCTCTACGCCCTCTTCCTTGGTCATGTAGACCGCCCGAGCTACCCACCAAACCTCATCCCATGTGCGAGCTGGTGAATGCAAGAAGTCCGACCAGTAGACGTAATCAATAGGGCTGTGAGCTGCATCAATGCGCTCTGTCGGCTCTTCCACAGAGCTGTAGACTTGCGATTCTTCTCGCTCCATCTCACCCTCAACCTCGGGATTGTCATTAACAATCACAGGCTCATAACGAATCCATGCCGTACCGCGACCAGGCAACAATCTGTCCTGCACCG